GGGTAGGCAGGGCTGCGCTGCGCGAAGTACGCGGCGCTCAAACGCTGCGGAGCATCATCGACTGGCTGTTCCTGAACCTGACCGGCGAGCGCGACCACTGCGCCAATTCGATTGAATGGGACGAGGCATGACGCTGGCCCTGCTGATCGTGCTGGCCGTGCTGCAAGCGCTCGACGGCTTCACCACACGGCGCATTCTGGACCAAGGCGGGCGTGAGCTTAACCCGGTGATGCGCGCGGGCTTTGAGACTATCGGCTTCTGGCCGACGATTGCGATCAAAGGCGCCGCAATGGTGGCGATGGGGGCATGGGGTGCGGTCCATGGAGGTGCAGCCGCGCCGGGTCTGTTGGTGGCGATCTATGTGGCGGTGGTGGTGTGGAACTGGAGGCAGATTTCATAATGGCAACCTCATCCCAGATTGAAACATGGATCAGCGAGGTTGAATCCCAGCGCCAGAAGATCGCTCTGGGCCAGTCCTACGTCGAACTATGGCGCGACGGGCGCCGCGTGCGCGTCAACATCGCGAGCATGGACGACCTGAACAAGTACCTCGATACCCTGCGCTCTGAACTGTTCCAGGCACAGATCGATGAGGGAATCACCCCGACGCGCCGCCGCCGCGCCATTGGCCTCGCATACAGGAACTAGGATGCAGACAGCGCAGAAACCTCGAATCCGTGTCCGCACGGACGGGACAATTGTGCCTTCCGCAGCCGCGCTTGCGCTGGCCGGGGCGAACACCACGCGCGATGCGGCGCGCCACGACCTGAGCGAGACTTCCGGCTGGAGGCCCAACATCCGCTTCGCCGGGACGAGCAACTACGGCGAACGCGAAACGATCCTGGGCCGCGCCCGCGACCTCGACGAGAACAACGGTTGGATCAATGGCGGCCTCGATCGCCGCGTTGAATCAGTCATCGGGGTCAATATCCGCCTGTCGGCTCAGCCTCGGCACACACTGCTGAACCGTGACTACGACTGGCGGATGAAGTGGACTGCCGACGTGCAGGATCGTTTCACGGTCTGGTCGAATGACATCAATCGGCGCTGCGATGCCCGCATGAAGCTCAGCTTTGGCGCGCTGGCAAAGTTGGCCTACCTCACCTATTCGCGCGACGGAGAGGTGGCGGCAGAGATCCGCGACAATCGGCGCGGGCTCGCGAACACAACCAACGTGATGCTGATCGAGGCGGAGCGGATTTCGACACCGCAAGACCGTGGGATCATCGAGAACCAGTACCTTCGCAACGGCATCGCATTCGATGTCAACGGAGCGGCGATCGGCTATTGGGTGCGATCCGGCCATCCGAACGACCCTACGCCGGACATGCGCAATCTGCGCTGGGACTACATCCCGTCCTATGGAAAGACCGGCCGGGCCAAGTTCCTCCACGTCTTCTCCCCGCGCCGCACAGAGCAGAACCGTGGCATTTCACGCCTTGCCGAGGTGATGATCCCGGCGAAGATGCTGGACCGGGTCGATCGGGCTGAAGTGCAGGCTGCGTTGAAGTCGGCGATCTTCTCGTTCTTCATCAAGTCTCCCGGCACGACCGACGACCTTGAGGCCGCACTCGCACCAACCAGCGAGACGGGCGGGGTTGACCCGTGGGTTGAATCCTACCTTTCCATGCGTGAGAAAAGCCCGGTCGTGGTCGACGGGGCATCGGTCACGCACCTACTGCCTGAAGAAGACGTTGTCATCCCGAATGCTCAGCATCCGAACGGCAACTACCCCGAGTTCGCTAAGTTCGTGCTCCAGAAGATCGCAAGTTCGCTGGGCATTTCGTACCCGCAACTCGCTCAGGATTATGCTGGCATCAACTATTCATCTGCGCGCGCCCTGCTGAATGAAGTTTGGCGCTCGTTTCTGGAGGACCGCCGCTTCTTCTGCGATCACTTCCTCACCCCGATCTATGCTGCCTGGCTGGAGGTAGAGGTGGCGAACGGCGATGTGAAGGTGCCTGGCGGACCTCTCGGGTTCTACCGCAACAAGACTGCCATCACGATGGCCGAGTGGATTGGCCCTGGACGCGGCTCGGTTGACCCCAAGAAGGAAAGCGATGCCAACAATGCCGATGCGGCCGCCGGTCGTGCTTCGACGGTTGAGCACATTCTGGAGCGTGGTCGTGATCCGATCGACGTAATGATGGAAGAAAAGTGGTGGATGGAAGAGCGCCAAAAGCGCGGCCTGGCCACTCCCAACTATAACGTCAAGGCTGACGCCGGTTCTGCCGAAGATGGCAGTGGCGAAGGCGGGTCAGAGCAGGACCGTGATGGGGATGGAATCCCTCTCGAATCTAAGCGCAAGAAGGGTCAAAGTGATGAGTGAGAAGAGGGGGATCACTCCCGACGTTCTGCGCGAACTGATCGACTATGACTCTGAAACTGGTGTGCTGACGTGGAAGGCCCGATCCTCACACCTCTTCATTGGGAATGAGCAGTCGCCCGAACACTCTGCCCGCATTTGGAACGTAAAATATGCTGGGAAGCCGGCGCTGAAGTCCAAGAATGGGAATGGCTACTTTCATGGGGCAATTTTCGGGCAGACCCTAACTGCTCACTCCGTCGCATGGGCTATCAATTATGGCTCATGGCCTGAGCATGGCATTGACCACATCAACGGAGTCAAGGGCGACAATCGAATTGCCAATCTGCGCGATGTTCCCGACGCTGAAAATGCAAAGAACCAAAAGCTCAACAAGCGCAACACTAGCGGCGTAACGGGAGTGAGCTATTTCGCGCGTACCCGGAAATGGGTTGCCATGATTAAGGGCGGCGGGAAGGTCCGCAATCTCGGGTATTTCCACACTATCGAAGAGGCCGCTGCGGCAAGGAAGGATGCCGAAAAGAAGTACGGATTCCATCCCAACCACGGGAGGATTGCGGCATGAGCAAATTCGCGCGCGTCGCCGGGCGCCTTTTCAACGCCCCACTGATGCTCCGGCCGGAGAAGGCCGAGATGCTGTGCGCTGCGCTGGTCGACCGGCTCGGAATCCAGAAGCTCGATACCATCGACGGCCGCTCGCTTGGGGCCGCGCAAATGCGCCAGATGGCGATGGACGATGACGGTTACTGGAACAAGCCGAAGACTGCGCGCGATATGTACGTGGTCGAACAGCGCGTCGCCAAGGTCGCGATCGACGGAACCACAGTCCACAAGCTCGGCGGGGTTGAGCCGTATAGCGGCATGGTTGGATATGATTGCCTTGATCGCATCATTTCCGACGCGCAGTCGAACAAGGAAGTCGGCGCCATCCTGCTCGACATCGACAGCCCCGGCGGCGATGCCGCTGGTTGTTTCGAGTTCGCCCGTAAGCTCCGCACAATGGGCGCATCCGGCGGAGGGAAGCCGATTGTAGCCTTCGCGAACGAGATGGCCTGCTCCGCCGCCTATGCCATCGCAAGCTCCTGCGATGCAGTGATGACCACTCAGACCGGCCAGGTCGCCTCGATCGGCGTCTGGACGATGCTGGTCGACATGACCAAGGGGCGCACCGCGAACGGCATCGAAGTCACGATGGTTCGTGCTGGTGAACGCAAGGCCCGCGGCGGCCCGTATGAGGTTGCCGACGAGGCCACCATGACCAAGCTCCAGTCTTGGGTTGATGGAACCTGGGACATTTTCTGCGACCATGTCGCCGCTACCCGACCGATTTCCGCTGCTGCCGTTAAGGCGCTGGAGGGTGATTGGTTCACTGGAAACGATGCACTCGACCTTGGCCTCGTCGATGCAGTCGATACCCCCGAGGCCATTTTCGAAGCGGTCGCAAAACTCGCCCGCTGAATACTCCGAAAGGACTGAATCTATGACGACCCCTGCCCAGACCGGGCTGGCGGCGGCGCTCGCTCGCACTTCGTCGGGCGCTGTGCTGGCGCTCGCCGAACTCTCCGCCGATGACCTGATGGCCCAGCTCAGCGATGAGCAGAAGGCCGGCTTGAGCGCCGCCCTCCCCGCTCCCGTCGCCGCTTCGGCTGAAGACATGCCGAAGAAGAAAGAAGGCTGCACTGAAGACGGCGACGAAGACGATGTAGGCGAGGACTCGGATCCGGCCATCAAGCCGAAGTCTGAAGCATCGGCCGATCGCGTGAAGGCGGTTGTCTCCGCCGTCGAGAACGACCCCGCCTGCAAGGGCAAGGCCGAACTCGCGCTCTCCATGCTTGCCGACGACGATTACGCCGGCCTCTCCGCTTCCGGGCTGGTGAAACTGCTCGGCAAGACCCCTGTTTCCGGTGGAGGCAACGCCTCTGACGATCAATCCGAAGCCGCGGCCCGCGCCGCGATGAAGGAAGCCATCGCGGAAACCGGCAACTCCAAGATCGACGCCGGAAACGGCGGCAAGACCACCCCCCAGGGCAGCGACAAGGCCGCCCTCTGGGAAAACGCCATCGCGCGCAACAATCCGCAGTCCGTTCGCTGAACGGCTGACTCGAAGAAAGGATAAGGGAAATGGCTACCCTCACCGAAGGAATGCACGAAGGCGAGTTCATTGGCGAACTCGCGATGGGCGTTGGCTATCATGTCGACGCCGTGACTCTCGATACCGGCGACCTCGCGGCGGGCACTGTGCTCGGCACGATCGAAACCGGAACCCCGACTGCGACCGCCGGAACGCCGGTTAGCGGTACTGGCGGCACTGTCGGCAACGGCACTGTCGGCTCGTGGACCGCTGACGCGGGCGCGATGGAAGGCACCTGGCACCTGGAAGTGACCGTCACTGGCGCGACCGGCAAGTTCAAGGTGGTCAAGCCTGACGGCACCGTCGACGGCATCGGCACGATCGGAACCGCCTACAACGGCGGCATCAACGGCACCCTGGCTGACGGCGCGAATGACTGGCTGGTCGGCGATCTGATCCCGATTGTGGTTGCCTACTCGGGCACCGAAACCGTCAAGAAGGTGGTCGAATGGGATCCGGCGGGGACTGATGGCTCGCAGAATGCCTCGTGCATTCTGATGAAGGCCACCGATGCCAGCAGCGCCGATGTCACCACCACCGCACTCGTGCGCGGCCCGGCGACCGTCAACCTCAACGATCTGACCTGGAAGACCGGGGCGACTGCGGCTCAGAAGGCCAAGGCCCGCGCCCAGCTTCTCGCTCTCGGCATCAACGTCGCCTGATTGCGGGCGTAGGACAAGGAAACACACCCCATGCACATGGACATTTTCAACGACGACGCCTTCTCGCTGTCGTCGATGACTGCGGCTGTCGAGAAGATGCCGTCGATCCCGAGCTTCCTGGGTTCTCTGAACCTGTTTGGCCCTGGTGAAGGCGTCACGACCGACACCGTCACGATCGAACGCAAGGACATGGTCCTTACCCCGATCACCACCTCGCAGCGCGGCACCGAACCGTCGATGGGGACCACCGAGAAGGCCAAGCTGCGCAGTTTCTCGATCCCGCGCGTCGCCAAGGCCGATCAGGTCTACGCACGCGAAATCGCCAACGTCCGCGCCTTCGGGACCGAAGGCGACCTCGTGACCGCCATGCAGATCATTGCCCAGAAGCAGCAGAAGCTCCTGATGGAATATGAGCTGACCATGGAACTGCATCGCCTTGGCGCCGTTCAGGGCCAGTTGCTCGATGCGGACGGCTCGACGCTCTACGATTACTTCAGCGAGTTCGGGATCGCTCAGCCGGCGGAGATCGACTTCGATCTCGACAATGCCACCCCGGCGAGCGGTGCGCTGCGCAGCCTGATTTCGAACAGCGTCACCCGCCCGATCGCCCGCGCGCTGGGCGGCGCGTGGAACCCCGGCGTTCGCATCCTCGCGCTGTGCGGCGATACGTTCTACGACCAGTTCGTGAACCATGCCGATGTCGTGCGGACCTATGAAAGCTGGCAGGCCGCCGAAGCGCTGCGCACCAATCAGGCTTTCGCGACCTTCCGCTTCGCCGAAGTTGACTGGATCAACTACAAGGGCACCGACGACAACAGCACCATCGCGATCGGTGCGACCAAGGTGAAGTTCATCGTCCAGGGCGTCCCCGGCCTCTACCGCCGGATCAACGGGCCGGGCGAAGACTTCGAAACGGTCAACACGATCGGCCGTCCGATCTACTCGAACCTCGTGCGCGACGCGAAGCGCAACCAGTGGGTGCAGCCGGAGATCTACTCCTACCCGCTCCACATGGTCACGCGCCCCGAAGTCCTGCTCCGCGGCAAGAACACCTGATCGTCACGCGCGCCGGGCGGGCCTAGCGGCTCGTCCGGCGTTGCTCTCCTAGGAGTGCCCACCCCATGAAAATCGAGGCTCTGTCCACGTTCACCGCCTTCGACGGCAGCATGATTGTCGTCAACAAAGGCGAGGTGCGCGAAATCTCTGACAAGCTCGCCGCCTATTACATCGAGCACGGCATCGCGAAGAAGGCGCGCTCCAACGCGAAGGAAACCGAGGTTGCGCCTCCGGTTGACGCTCGCAACCCGGTGTTCGATCCCACCACCGCTCCGGCTGACGCCGAAGACGAGGCTCCGGCAGCGTGAGTATTCTGGAGGACATGGAGGGGGCGTTCATGGACGACCCCTGCATGGAATATCTGGGGGATAGCATCGCCTACAAGGCGGCGGCGGCTTCCACCTTCACGGCGATGAACGCCTATGTGGACTACCGCGACATGGCTCGCAGTTTCGACGGCGCGCAGGCGATCGAACAGGACATCGGTGTGCAGTTGCTCAAGTCCGCTGTCCCGCAGAAACCAAGCGGCGCCTGTCGCATCACGCTCGGCAAATTGGCGGGACTCACCTTTAAGCCGGTAAACGTGCGTAGCGACACCTCTGGCAACTATTGGGAGTTCGAAGTGGTGAAGGTCAATGCCTAGCAGCCACTCGCTGAGCCAGGTCGAGGATCGTCTCGCTACCGTACTTGACGGCTACGCCCCACTCTCGGCCCAGACCGTCATCACCTCCGACACGCTGGAGGTCGCGATCGAGGACGATCAGTTCCCGGCGCTCGTGATCTTCACCTCCGCCTACGGCTTCGACATCGCCGACGAGAACGGGCAGGCCATCCACACCGCCGAAATCCATGTCGAGGCGGTGAACAGCCTCCCCGCGACGGGGAGTATTTCCCGCGCCAACCGTGATGCGCTCGGCCATGTGGTCGCCGCCATCGCCGCCGACCGGACGCTCGGGATCGGCCTGCAAGACATTCAGGAGCAGGACATCGCTCCGGTTGAGCCGCGCGGCAAGGATGTCGATTCCGCGTCGCTCCGGTTTCAAGTGCAGTGGTTCACCCCCTTGGGGGATCACTTCACAATCGCAACTCCGCACAACTGACCACCCGAAAGGACCAATCGAATGGCCGAACTAACCTGCCCCCCGCTGGGGACGGGCAGCGTGGATATGTCCGCGCTGTCCAAGGCCGCCGCGAAGGCGAAGACCCCAGAAGAACTCGCCGCTGCGATCGACGCGGCAACCTTGCGCGCCGAAGTGCCCGCTACCCCCACCCCGCAGGACGCTCCGGCTGACGCCGGCGGCATCGCCTGATCGCGGCCTAGAGAAAGGACGCCACAATGGCCCTCAAGTCGAACAGCACCTGCATCGCGGTCGCGATCCAGTCCGTCGCGGGGACGTTCACGACCCCGACCCAGCCCGCCGACATCATGCCGGTGTCGCAGTTCCGGTGGAATATCCAGGGCGTGACCATCGCGAACGATGAATACACCGGCTCGCCGTTCAAGAATGCCGACCAGATTTCCGGCAAGCGCGTGGGCTTCTCCTACAACATCAAGCTCCGCCCGCCTGGTAGCGGCCTGCCTGCCGCAAACGCCTTCCTGATCGGGCGCATTCTCCAGTGCGCCAAGATGACCGAACTGCGCACCACCAGCGCCATCCCGGCATCGCCGGAAGCCGGCTCGTCCGGCTCCACCAATGGGCTTACCCTTGGTGCGGGAGCGACCGGCACCGCCGACCTCTACGTGGGTATGGCGATTCTGCTCAAGAGCCTGGGCACGACCCTCAAGGATCAGCTCACCGCGATCCGCGATTACACCTCGGGCAAAGCCGCTACCTTTGTTGAGA